CATTGACCGCAACGAGATACTGGCCGCCAGTCGTGCCATAGTTCACATGCTGCCATCGTGCATTGGTCTGCCCAGATACCACCGCCGCACCTACCGCCCCTTGAGAGGTTGCGTCATAGATTGCCGTTCCCGCTGCAGCAAATAGCGATGATAAGCCGTTTGGCTTGTTGTACGGCATAAGGGATTCAACGTGTGTGCTGAAGCCCGTCACCCAATTGGTGTAGCCGTTGCGCAAATTAACGCTAGTCGGTGTCGGAAAAAAATTATCCAGTGTGACCGCATCATTCGGCGGCATCGCGGCCAGTGCATCACGCGCATTTAACCCGCCTATCGGTGCCGGTGTAGAGAGTGTTCTGGCAGATTGCGTCTTGCCAGTTCGTTTTTGTGCGACGCGCATTACCAGCTACCCGCAGGAATAATCACAACAGGGTTAATGTCGTAGCCTGCGCCGCCTTCCATGCTTAATATCGGCTTACTTGCGTCACGGTTCACCGCATCCACAACGCGCCGCTCATACTTTGCGAAGTCTTCCGAGTAATCCAAGCCTTTGGCATGTTTCCAGCGCCATATCGTGCCAAGGATGATTAACTGATCGTTGAGCTTTGGCGTGTCAGTATCAGCCGTCCATGTCGCTGAAGTGCTTGATGCGGTCGTTACCCAGTTGCGCGTCACGTATTCAAATGCGCACGTTTGCCCCGCTACTGGCACGGGATAAAAATTGATGGAGTCGCCAAAAACACGATAAGAACTGTACGGCGCATTGCTTGCCAAGGCTTTGGCCTGCTGCCAGTCTTGCTCAGTCTTTGAGCCGTAAATCGGTCTACGTAATGACCTATTCCAGATTGTGTTATTTACGATGTAGTCACAGTTAGGCGCAATGGTTGCCAGCGTGCCCTGCACTTGCGTTGCCACCGTCGTGAACGTCGTTTCTGTTTGTAATGCCTGCCATGGCGAACGATTGGCAAGTTCCTGCCCCTCCTCGTTCGCCAGCTCTAATATTTGCAATATCTGTAAATCGCTAGAAGCAACGACGAAAGAAGGCGAAGCGATGCCCACACGCTTACATACCGACTGAATGATTTGCAAGCACGTAAGCGCCATTTATTTTCCTTTACGCTGTTTCTAACTCTGATTTACCACGACGCTTTTGCCTGTCCCCGTCCATTAAATCCAGCCGCTTAGTGAGCGCTTCAATCTGGTCTTGTAATCGGCGGTTGTCTTCTTTGGCGTCTGCTAATTCTTTGACGACTGGCGAAAGGTCTTTCTTTGCTTGGATGTCAGCCTTTGCCATGTCGCGCAATACGCGGCCATCTAGACCGATTTCACCAATCGACGAATCAGGCACGGCGGCCAAGTCTTCTACTGTTGGATATTTCGAGACTAACTGTTCGCGCCTTGTCTTCAGGATGCGTTCCCATGTGATCAATGGTGTACCGTGGCGCGGGATAGAACGTCCTTCGCGATATGCGGCCAAACCTGCTTTAAATTCAGCCACCCACGTGTGGTCATAACGCCCTTCTTTGGCTTCTTTGCCTTTGCGCTCGATGAACTCATCAGCGAAAAACTCGATTGGATCGCCTTTGTGTCCGTGTGGCGTGATCAAAATAAAAGTGACCAGCTTTGGTACTTCATAACCTGCCTCTTGTGATCTAACAGGGTCAGCACCGTGTTCACGGTCTACAAACATGAAAAAAGGTACGCGTGACATTGGATCGTAAGCCATTGAATCTCCTTAATGAACGGTAGCGTTCGTTTTGCATTGTGTTCGAGTGAGCACAATGAAAAACGCCCCACGAATGGGGCATCTAAAGGTTAAACTACTTGACCTTGGGCAAAAGGATTATTGACAATTCCAGAACCATAGCCGGTATATGTACCTGTTAAGGTAATATTGCCTGTTGCAGTTGCCGTCTTATCAAATGTGGCGATTGCTGAACCGAGATAAATACGCTTACCGTCTGGGTCTAGCCCCGCCACAAAAGTAGATGCAGGGATACCAGTTCCTGACAGCGCCATACCAAGGAAAGCCCCGTCATATCCTGCTTTAACATCCACATATCCAAGACCGGAATAGGTTTGTGCTGTAAATGTCTTTGTGCCAGTAGCAGCTATGCGGTTACGCACATTGCATAACTGCTTACCATTGGCAAGGGTGCCAGCGATGCCAGCCGCCGCAACTGCGATTGCGGTATCTGCTGCAACGGTTGCGTTTGTCTTGTAGACAACACGGCCTTCAACTTGTATCCAACCATAAGTTCCTGACGCCATTGGAGCCATAGCAACGCCAAATGGAAAACCTTGGCCAGCAGTTGATGGCAATAAAGCACATTGGAATGTCTCATCAATCATTACCAGCGAACCTTTTAGAATCGCATCGTTTGATTTAATGTAGACAAATACACCCATGCCCCAGAAAGGGTCCACCGCAGGAACGCGGGTTCCTAAAACATGGCGCTGTGTTGTATCAGGCGCAAACCAATCATTAAATGGCTGCGTACCAGCAAAACCTGTAATAGCTGAAAACATTATTTATTCTCCTTAAGCTTTCATCACGCCTTGCAATGAGCGATTACCAACTGTCAGGTTACCCTGCCAAATAATCGTCTTCACAAGCGCGTCTTGGTTGATGGACTCAACGTCATCTAACATGGTCATGTTGGCGTCTTGATGCACAACGAGATTCATGTATTTAGTATTGAGGAAATAGGCGTGAGCTGAAGGAATGCCGCCAGACGAGTCAAAGAACACATCAGCCGATTTGTATTTCATTGACATCATGCCGCCTCTACCGCCTTCATCGCTGGTGTAGCGCTTCAAGCTTGATTGTGACTGCTCGAACATCGTGAAATAATCATCAGACATGACAATTAAATCCGGTGTGTCCATGCCGCGAGTTAGGCGAATCCACAACGGCAACATCAATGATTCAATGGTCGTTGCAGATGGCGTGATTGCGGAACCGCCTTGCAATGGAGCCGCAGCCGATTGCACAACGTTTTGCCAGAATGAGTAAGTGGAGCTGTTAATGCCGCCCACTGTGCCCGTTCCTGCATCAGCTACAAGCGCTTGCAAGCCGTTGATCTGGTTCGATGCCGTGCCATCCGAATAAATATCAGTGGATAAGCCGTTTGCGAGGGAGTGCTGCGCGTTCTTAACCTTGGCTTTGACAAAGTTAATGATGCGATTCTCACCGCTGTTCGTGCGCATTTCCAAGCCGGAAACCGCAAGATTCACGGCGACTTGACGCCATGGGAATTCAGCGGCTGACAACACATCGACCGCGCCAATGTTCAGGACGTCGTAGCCTGAATAGCGTTGGTATGTGCTATTTGCTGCATATTCCAAAGGTTGAACGATGCTTAAGCCGCTATCTTCCAGACGGACATTGCCGCCCTCAGATAAACGACGAAAAAGCGCATTGTGTTTTGTTACGTTGTCCGTAATGTCCTTGCTGTGATTGCGGTATGTGGTTGTGACCAATTCCGAAAACACACCAAAGTTGCCGGATGAATATCCTTGTCCTGGTGATGCCATTTTTCATGCTCCTTAATATGTTTAAGCGCCCTGCATCCTGCGCAAGGTTGCTCTAATGGTTTCGTCCATAGTTCCTATGGGCTGCGATACAGGCATGGAAGGACGTGCGCGAACATTCACGCTTGCCGCTTCTTTTGCCGCTTGCGCCTTCTTTGCTGCCTCCGCTTTTGCCGCTGCCTGCTGTTCTGCAAGCACTGCCGCTCTAGTCGCTGGGTTTGCATAGATGGCTTGCTCATAGGCATCTGCTAGGTCTTTGGCGTGCCCCGCTTGTAGTAGCGCGGACATATGGCCTCTAACACTCTCGAAATGACTATGTTTCGGGTCAGCTTTGAAAGAGTTGATTTCGTTGATGTACGATTCCTCTTCCTTCTGCTTCCCCATTAATTGCTGGTTTTGGATGTGGCCTTGCAGCTGCTGAACTTGCCTCTGCAAAGCGCTAATGTTTAGGTCTACTGCTGGCATTGCTTGGACGTTGCCAAGGTCAATGCCGTAGGACTGCGCTAGACTCGCGAAATACGCGTTCTTCTCTTCTGGTGATCCGTAACGCAGCTTGTGGTCAGCCGCCATCAGCTCACCAATCGCCACATCTGGCGTGATGCCCAGTGACTGGATTGTTTGCAGGTGAGGCGTTAAAACTTTTTCGATTGATTGCGCAAACTGCGCGGCTGATTTGTATTGCTCAATTCCTCTAAAGAAGTCAGCCTCGCGCCGCTCTACTTCTGCGCGGATTACAGGGTCAGCGGTCGCCCACTTCTCTTGTGCTTCTTTCTTCCATGTGTTCGGCGCTTTAGGAATGTCTACGGGCTGTTGCTCTTGTAATTCTGGAGCGACTTCTTCCGTTTGCTCTGCCTTGAACTTACCTTGCTCGTCACGCAGCTTTTGCGCCTTTTCTTCTGGCGCTAATGGTGCTTCTTCTGCGACTGGCTCAATACCGCTTTCCTTCAGCCCCCGCAATGTTTCACGGATGGTGTCATCCATCGACTTAGGCTGCTCTTCAATTACTTGCTCTTCAACTTCGGCGGTAGCGCCTTCGTTTTCGATCATTTATTTCTCCCGTCAATGAGCCGGATTTCCACCGACTCCCAGCGCTTCGCAGCGTTAAGATTCAGGCAATAAAAAAGCACCCGAAGGTGCCTACTTAGTCGATTGCCCAACAACTAATTCATTTGCCACGCGCCCAGCCTACCGCCCATTTTTTACAGCCATGCAGCAACCAACAGCGTTCATTACGCCGACAACCCAGAGATAATGGCAGCGTATGCCCCTGCATCATTCTCAGAGTTCAACACCTGCACCCATCTAACACGGCCTTGACATGGGACTGAATTTCCAATTGCAAAAACATCAGTAATATATTCCCCGCCTATCAACCGAAAAAGTGTTATTGTCCCCAAAGGAGCTGTTGCGGTTGATTGTGCTTTTACGCCTGCTTCTGTCCATGCCATGATTTACCCCTTATTTAGTCGCTGCCAATGCTGCTGCTTTTTTGCTTTGCGGTAGGTCTTGCCAAGCTTTCCTTACTGTGTGATCTAGTGCAGCATCAGCTTTCTTTGCGTCTTCCTCCTTGCGTTTCTCAGATTCTTGCCGCTCTGTTGCGATGCCTTCCCATTCCCTGCAGCCTGAGCGTTTCAAATCTTCCCTGCGTTCGCTTCTGGATGTGATCCACTTGCCGGTTGCCGGTGACTCATAAGCCGGAATATCGACTATGCCCATCGGTGAAGAAAGTATGCGCTTCTCTGTCTTTGTGTCGCAGCAAATAGGCGTATCTAAGCAATTGGCAATTGTGGCAACGTACTCATGATAGTCGCCGCATTTCATACACACCGCTTCATATATTGGCATCGTCACACCATCATTAACAATAAATATTCTTCGTCTTCCTCATCATCATATGAAGAAGGCTTTTCAACCTTGAATTCGAACGCTTCAGGCTCTGCAATAACTTCAACAGGCTTTTGCTTGACTGGCTTTGCAACTGGCTCACGCCCCATTGCTTTATCCATCGCATCGCGCAGAACGCTATCAAGCGCATCGTCGTTTTTCTTGCGCTTTTTGCGTTTCTCGTATATCTCGACGCGTTCCGGTACGTCATCGCCGCCAACTTTGGTCGATTCGTTGCCAGCCGTTCCACTTGCGCTTACAGTGTCGTTTGCGTTTGTGTATGCAACCGTGCCCGTAACCGCACCAGCCGCACCACTCGCAACAACACTATCATTGGCGTTAGTTGTGGCAAGTGATCCGACAATCGTTGTAGTGCCGCTCGCGCTTACGCTGTCGTTTGTGTTTGTTTTGGCTAGTGAGCCAGTGACTGTTGTTGTCCCACTCGCCGCGCTTGTATCGTTAGCATTGGTCGTAGCGACTGTGCCGGTAATGCTGCTGCCAACCGCACCACTAGCAACAACTGAATCATTGGCATTTGTCTTTGCGAGCGTGCCCGTAACCGTTGTGGTGCCACTAGCTGATACTGTGTCTGCCGCGTTGGTCTTAGCTAACGTGCCTACTATCGTAGTCGTGCCGCTTGCTGATACTGTGTCGTTGGCGTTTGTGGTGGCTAATGTGCCGCTAACGCCAGAAGAAATTACATCAACCCATATTCTGCGATTCGGTCTATGAAATATCTGGTACGGGTCTTGCGCTAAGTCCCATATTTCAGTGTCACTTAACGCCCTGCCCCACAAGCCGACTAGAAATTGTGCTTGATTAGCACCTGCGCCAACCACGCCAATATTTTGTGTGTTAAACGTGGCACCTGCAAACGCGGTTGTGGTAGGGTCTTTGACACCGTTGACAAATAAGGCCTGCTCTACGCCAACTTTTTGGCGCGTCACCGCGACAATTGGCTTATTAAAATCCGTAATTGTCGTGCTGCCGCCGAAATACCGCGTGCCACTTAGGTAGCATCTGCCGCGTATGACATTTGTCGTACCATTACCGACCGACAAACCGAACGAGATCGCGCTACTTGTTTGCCCAACGTTCCCAGGAAAAGTTTCACTAACACCTGTTGCAGGGAAAAAGACACTCAGTAGCGTCATGTCGCTACTACCGGACACAGGTGCAAACACTGTTGCTAGTGCTGTCGCGCCGATTGTTCCCATCGTAGCAATACCGAATCGCTGGTCATAGCGATACGTGCTGTTTGGAGATGTCTGACCTGCAGTTGTAGTGCCAAAAAATGACCGAGTTGATGCTAAATATCCGCTATTTAGCCCACGTGATATCGGGTTGCCCTGATCTATCAGTGTCGTTGTTGGTTGCCGGTAAAACCTGTTTGGCAGAATCAGCGCCATTACGCAACCGTGCTAGATATTTCGCTAGTAAAGGCAGTGCCAGATGTAAGCGCAACACCTAAATCATTTTTAACGACAATGAAAAACTTGTTCGGCACATAGCCCAATGCCTGCAACACGCTAAACGTGCCTATTTCTGTTGTGCTGGCTGTTGTGAGTGGCACACTACCCAAGAATAAAAGGTTAGGCTCTCGTGTCGTTGTAGTGCCAGAAGTCGGACCAGATCGATAGTTTGTACCGTCTAACGATTCCTGTAAAAATACAACCACTTGTTTATTGCCTGCTGGCGTGTTTGTGGTCGCAACATTTAGCTCAACAATCACATCAACAGGTTGATTTGTCGTGCAATCATATGCAGTAGTGTTTTGCACATATGTTGCGCTTGCTAATGCAGATAATGACGTGCTGGTGAATGCCAGCGATGTGCGCGTGCCTACAATCTGTTTAATCGTTGCCATTTTTTATAACTCCAATGCTGCGCGTAGGTCTTGCTCTGTGACGCGGCTAAATCCCAGTACCTCAGCCCTGCTTGCTGGCTGCGTGGCTAGAGCTATCAATGCGTTATGCTGTGCTTGCGTGATTACGTTTGTTGATACCCACGCGGTCAGCATGTCGCGCATCGCCTGCAGCTCTAGATGTATTTCTTGACTTGATGCGAACGCCTCACGCACAACTAAACACGATGCACGAGCCGGATGAT